TATAATATATATATACATTTATCAATTATCATTATTGTATTAAGGAGCTACCCTTTCAAGGGGGGGTATAGACCTAATATCCCTCTTTTCTTGTTGTAAAAGTACTAGTTACGCACATGCTATGGTTTCTTTTTTAAAAAAGAGGTATATAATAAGGGTATGATAAAATCAACAGCAATAGGAGCATCACTTCCAGAAAATCTTTTTATTGAGTTCAATGTTCGAGCAGATGAAGGTTTCCCAGGTGGAAAAACTGGATTGATCAAAGAGTCACTTCGAATGTTCTTCGAAGCTAATCCTCTTAATGATATTCAGAAGGCGGAAATAATTAAAAGGACCCAAGCAGTAAATAATATAGTTGTAACAACACCATAATGAAGCCAAATAATTACGTAGCATTTTCACAAGAAGAATCAGCTGAGGTACAGCAAACAATTGATGCAGTTCTTTTAAAGCATGATGCAGAGATCGTTATAGCACCAGTGTTTACTGTTGACGGACGTGTCACAGCAACAGCACATATTTTTAAGAAAGTAAAGCAAGAGACTGAGAATGTTCCATCTGATTTTATGACACAAGAAAATGGATCAGAACCCACCGAAAAAGCTTAAACCTCTTTCTTTTAAGGAGGAGCTTTTTGTTGATAGGTTGATAACTAATAATATGAATGCAACAAAGACTATTAAAGAAGTCTTTGGTACTAAAAATGATGGGACTGCTAGAACTTATGCTGTTGATATGCTCGCAAACGTCGACATAATCAATGCTATTGAAGTAAAACAGTTATCTCTAAAAGAAGCTTTGTTAAAACAAGGTATCAATCCAACTAAGATTGCAAAAAAAGTTGATGTCCTTTTGGAAGCTGTAGATTCAAAAGGAGATATCGATTATTCAGCTGTCGATAAAGGAATAAAACATGCAACAACAATCTTCGGAGTGATCGATCCTGAAGAAGTAAAACCTCTTGCTCGCACAACATATAATTTTATATTTTCAGCTGGAGTGCAAGAAGAAGTTAAAAAGATGGAAGATACAATAAAAAGTATGTTAATCAAAAAACCTGATGTTCAAAAAGATTAAACGGCTTTTAAAACTTTCCAAGCTCGATGATAAACTTGTGTCTACTATCACAGCAGAAAAACTCGATAAAGAAATAGACACTTTTCTTGGCAATGGTAAAGCTGAATTTTTTGGTGATCCAACTATAGAAGAAACACTCGCACATAAACGAAACGAAGATGGAACTTTGTCATGGTATGAACGATTAAAAAATTTATGAGTGACCCACTTAGACACTCACCAAAACCTTTAATCGAAGAGCACTACCACATCAAAGAGCTTATTGAGCAGCAAGAAGAAAGAACAGCTGATCGAACATACGATCGCAATCAGCGTAAAGAACGAGTTGATTTAGATGAAATGATTGCACAAGCAAAGACAGTGGAACTCATGGACTTCTGGTGTAATACGTGTAAGAAAGATTTTAAAGCAATTGCACAAAAACAAGTCGAGGAGGACTGGTCAAACTCTTCACAGTCGATTGCGTTTTATAAAACAAAATGTTTTGCCGGTCATTTCGTTATACGACTCATCACAGATAAACACGCAGATGGTTATTGGAGAAGATCGAAGTTTGTAGCACTAGATAGAGGAAGACATGGATTTGATCTACTACAGCCATTTGAGGAAGGATTTAATCTTTTATACGGTAAGCCTAAAATATAATATGGAAATATCATCAACACGAGTGCTTGTTAAGAAAGCAAAGCAACCTATACAAGAAGGTTTCAAAACAGTAGAACCAACAGATGATTTTGTATACAAAGGTGAAATAGTAAAACTACCTGGCGAACCTGTTTATGTATCTAATAGACAATTACTCATAGGTGATGTCGTACTCTTTGCAAAGTATTCACCTGATACTGTTGAGATCGATATTGAAAGCGAGAAGATGAAATTTATTAGTCGTGCTGATATATTAGCTGTACAATAATGATTTTTAAAGATATTAAGGAAGGGATAGATGCAAGAGTTGGAATACTTTCTGGCATAAATAAAGCAGCTAGATATGTTGCTCCCTCACTTGGTCCGGTAGGAGGTACAGCAATCATTGAATGTCCAGGCCTTGATCCTATAGAAGCAGATGATGGAGTTACTATCCTCAAACATCTTGAGTTTGAAAATAAGTATGAACAGCTTGGACTTCAGAAGATTAGAAAAGCAGCACTCCGTACATCTGTTGAAGGAGGTGATGGTACAGCCTCTACAGCAACTCTCACGGGTGCACTTGCTCAAGCTGCATACAAAGCGATATCAGGTGACTCTATGAGATCAGATGAAGTAAAGTCACGACTTAAGGCTGGATTATCTGAAACACTCTCTTTATTATCAACAATGAGGCGAGAAGTGACACAATCAGACGTTGTACGTATAGCAACAGTGTCCTCACTTGACCCAGAAGTAGCCACGATCATCTCAGATATCATAGAAGTGATAGGCCCTACTGGTATCATAACTGTAGAGAAAGGATCCCGCCTGGGCTATTCTAAGGAGATTGTGAAGGGTGCAAGGTTCGATAAAGGTCTCATATCTGAGTATTTTATGGACGATCGTGAGAAAGGTACATGTACACTTGAGAATCCATGGATCGCTCTTGTTGATCGTAAGATCTCTATTGGTGTACAGGTAAAATCAATCATGGAAGCGATAGCAAAGACTGATAGCAAGTCAATTCTTTTTGTTGCAGATGATGTAGATGGTATTGCGCTTGCATCACTTATTCAAGCATCTAAGAATATGGCGTTTGTTCAGGCTGATGGTAAGTCTGTAACTACAGGACTGTATGATATTGCTTGTGTTAGAAATCCATACACAGCAAGTCCATCAAAAGATTTTCTTAAAGATTTGTCAGCTCTCACAGGTGCAACAGTAATATCTGAAGAAGCTGGTATGAAGCTTTCAGAAGCGGGAATATCTTTGTTAGGCCGTGCAGAGAAAGTTGTCGTCACAAAAAATGAGACTACAATTATTGGTTGCAAAGAAACACCAGCTCTTGCAGAGCGTATCACAAAAATTGAACGCGACATCGAGGCATCAACATCTGAGTATTCAATTGGAATGTTTAAAGAAAGGTTGGCACGATTAAAAGGTGGTATTGGTGTTATACGGGTTGGAGCTTATACTGACACGGAGTTCGCTTCTAAAAAGCTTAAGTTTGATAATGCTATCCGTGCGGCTCAAGGTGCACTTCAAGAAGGAATGCTTCCAGGTGGAGGTGTTGCATTGTGGAATGTTGCTAATAAAATTACAGAGCCAATATGGAAAGAAGCACTCAAAGCACCACTCAAACAGATGGCTAAGAATGCAGGAATGAATGACTTTTTTATGGAGAATATTGATGGTATTGGTTTTGACTTTAAAACAAAACAACGTGTCGATATGTTTGAAGCTGGTATCATTGACTCATACAAAGTAACAAGGCTTGTACTTGAATCAGCGACAGCGATTGCCATGGACGTTGTGAGTTATGAAGTTGCTATAACAGAATCTAAAGAAGATAATGGCAAATGAAAAAATACATAAGAAACGCCGTAAGGAATATTACTCAATCCTTAAATGGATTATTGATGAAGGAATTGTCAATGAAAAAGGTGATGCTCTTGATTTTTATGATCATCCTTTTTTGCTTGATATTCTTACCGATTGGAATCCTAACATTGTAGTAAAAGCTTGTGCTCAGGTTGGTAAGTCTGTAACATTCACACTCAAAACACTTTTTGCAGTGAAATTCTTTCGTTTCAATGTTATCTATACTTTCCCTACAGATGATGATGTGCGAGGTTTTGTATCAACTAAAGTTAATAAGATACTTCAAGCAAACAGCCATGAGTTTGCTGGTATGGACACAGACTCTATTGAGCGAAAAGAAATAGATGATCGCTTTGTACTTTTCAAAGGTACGGTATCTAAAACAGCTGCAATTTCCGACTCAGCAGACTTACTTGTGCATGATGAAGCATCAAGATCCAATCAACCCACTCTTGAGACATATAAGTCACGTACAAAAGCAAGTGACTATAAAGGCAGGTGGATCTTTTCAAACCCTACAACCGAGAAAGACGTTATGGATCAAGAGTGGCAAAAGTCCAATCAGAAAGAATGGACTATCACTTGTCCATCATGTGGAGTTGATCAGATAATGATATGGCCAGAGTCTTTTAACATCACGGTAAAAAGTTTTAAGTGTAGACATTGTAATGTTCTCTATGGTGATGATGTGAGACGTAAAGGAAAATGGATCGAACAGAATCCTCAATCAAAAACATCAGGGTACCACTTGTCTCATTTAATGGCGACAAAAATCAGTGCTGCTGAAATCATTGCTGATAGCGAAGGTGATGTTGAATACTTTAATAATTTTGTACTAGGTGAACCTTATAACCCAGGTGATATGTCAGTATCACGCAGGACGATCCTTGATATATGGACACCTAAAGACATACAAACAGGTCAGTATTTTATAGGTATTGATGTTGGAAATATTAAGCACTACACAATATGGTCAGATAAAGGTGTTGTGAAAATTGGTAAATTCACAAGCTGGAATGACTTAGATAATATTATATTATTCTACAAACCAGTAGCTGGTGTGATCGATGCTATGCCGGATAACACAATGTCCAAGTATTATGTCGACAAGTATCCATTCATGCAGATGTCTTTCTTCCAGGAGAACACATCTAATCCTCAAACGCTTGTATGGTGGGGAGAAAACGATCAACAAGGCATTGTTTACTCACACAGGGATCGTATTTTAGACAAAATGCTCACAGATATGGTCACAGCCAAGTTTTTGATCGGTGTTGAGTCAAACAAAGACCTGCTTGAGTATATTAAGCATTTTGAGACTTTAAGAAGAGTGAAAGTAACCAATAATGCAGGTATTGAGCGATATGTGTGGGACTCTACTACAAAAGTAGACCATTATTGCTTTGCAACGCTTTATGGGTATTTAGCACGTATGTCAGCCGGGGCGGGTGTTTTCTATTCAGAAGATGCCACCCAGGAGAAACCATCTGTAATTGGTATTGATAATGTCTATGATGTGAGTAAAATGTGGGCTGATAATCAATAAAATGGCTGAAATACAAAAAATAGCGATTTTTGTCCCAGATAGTGAAGCAAAGCTTTTTATAGAATTTCAGAAGCATTATGATCTCTTTACTTTACTTTTAGAAAAGGATGTGTTCAAGCAGAAGAATGCTGCGATCACCCTTAATTTTGATAATACTGGTTCCCTTCAAGCAATTGAAAGACGTGATTTTTTGTATTCAGTAAGGCATGATAAAAAAGTTATGCACATACCTATTTCCTTTCCGCAAAAGGACATGATATGATAAAGACGTCTTTTGAGCTCAACCCTAAACAATAGGCGAGCGTCCCTTACCGGGCGTTCGTCTCTTTTCATATATAAATGGCAAAAACAAAAATAGAGCAGTTAACAGATGATCAAAAAGTCGCTTTAGTAAAAGCGAGGTGGGACTCGTCTTCTTCTATATGGGACATTGTATCTGACATCTATAAAAAAAATACTGCTGTATATGAAAACAATAGCGATTATTTAAATGCTCTTCCTGAGCGTCGTAAAAAATATCGTGTACAAGCAAACAGAGTATTTGCAAACATGGAAGCGGTAATCAATTCTTTGATTGCAAACATTCCAGGTATAAATGTATTACCATCACGTGATGGAATACCAGCACAAGACTTCGCACGAAAACTTGAGTCATATTTTAGAAAGAAATATACTGATCGAAATGTGAAAGAAATATTTCGTATGGCTTTGCGAAATCTTTACTTCGCACGACTCTTCGCTGTAAAAGCATTTTGGAATCCAGCCCTAGGTCCTACTGGTGATTTTGACTTCAGAGCAATTGATCCTCGTAAAGTTCGCATGTGCAAGACTGCACGTAAAGAGCAAGACTCATCTTTTTCAATTGAAGAGATTGATGAATGTCTCTGCGCTTTGATTGAACGTTTTCCTGCAAAGAAAGAAGATCTTATGAAGAAGTTTGGTTTTTCTATAGACGCAGCAGGTGAAGCTGACCTCGCTATAAAGAATCCAGATGTTACATATAAAGAAGCATGGATTGATGACTGTGTAATTTTTACGCTTGAGACTATTTGTCTTGGTACTATAAAGAATCCTTATTGGGATTGGGATGG